CGTTCTGCAAGTCCTCGATGATCTCAGGGATGCCACGGCCCCAGAACGCGCCCGGCGTCTTGATGAACGAAGTCTTGGCGTAGGGCTTCTCGCCCAGCGGGTCGTAGTTCAGGATCGCCTTGATGACGTAGTTGCCCACGAGCCAAACATTGGCGTCGTATTCACGGGCTTCGTCAGGTACTTCGCCTCCGTCCATGCCCCACTCACGGAGCATCTTGCCGCTGACCTTGCCCCAGAACTCCAGGGCATCGAACAAGTCAGTCGGACGCATCTCCGTGTAGAACTTGCGTTCTTCTTCCTCGCGCTGCGATTCAGTCGGTTCAGACACCCAAGTCTGCCCAGGACCTTCATCGAGTACTTTGCGAATGGCTGCGTCGTCATAGCCAGGAACGCCGATCAGGTCAGCCAGCGCCGTGCGACTCAGCCTGTGGTGCTCGAAGATGTATCCGTCGTTGATCCTGGTAATCCCAGGCTCGGGGTAGATGTTGAACGGGCTGACCCGCTCGAACTCAGGAGCCAGCCTCTCGCCAGCCTCCAGGCTCATCTTGCCATCGGACCCGCGCATCCAGGCCAGATGGCGCTGACGCCGCACGACTGGGCCTTTGATGAAGGCGCAGGGGAAGGTCACAAGGTCGGTGATGAACTCGTTGAACGACTCGGCCCAGCCGCCCTGAGCAAGCTGGTCGTCGATCTTGATCTTCATGGCATCAACGCGCGTCTGCGCTGCCTGGAGAATCTTGAACCGATACTCCTGGGCCACAAGCTCCTTGGTCTCTGCCATCTTGGAGGGGCTCGGCGCCTCACCAGTGTCCTGGATGAGTTGGACAACGCGCTCCGCGAACGCCTGCTTTATCTCCTCCGAGTGGTCGGGAGACAGGTCAGGGATGGGAGTGGGCTGCATGTCCCACGGGGGCGTGCCAGAGTCGAGCAGGATGTCGCGCAGCCAGCTTTCAGCCGCCCGGCACTTCACCTCCGTCAGCATCATATAGACTTCAGACCCGCCTTGCTGGCGGATAGCCTGGAGTTTGTCAGCCTCGTACTCGCCATTGCGCTGGCGCATGGCCCGCAGCATGCCGTCGTTGATCGGCTGCTTGGCGATCCTGGCTGCGTCCCAGCACTCGCGCAGATACGCCGCTATCCCAAGAATGAGATCGCTGTTCTGACGCGCCTGAACGTCAGCGTCCACCCGTTCGCGTTCAGCGCGGTCGATTTCGGAGTTGCTTACGACGCGAAGGATGGTGAGGCCGGGCATCAGGTGTTGCTCGCAGGTCCACGCAGGACAAGGATGACATCGACTGCATCCGCCGTGCCGCCGCTTACATCTGGCTTCACGTAGATTGCAGAAGTGCCGAACTCGAAGATGGCTGCCGCAGTTGCACTGATTGCAGTGCCATCGACATCAGAGAGATCGAAGTAGGTCGTGCCATCATTGGAGGCTTGGAGTTTGACCGTAGCGCCGCCGAACGTACCGTCGATCTGCACAGAAGCGTTGAGCCCCAGGCGTCGAGACAGTGTGTAGGCCGTAGCGCCATCAGCGGTCGTCACACCTTCCCACAGGATGTACGGCACACCATCGGACGTAGATGCCAGAGCGGGGGCGACGGCAGCCATAAGTAACCTCCTAGGTCGCAGCTAGAACGACTCTAGAAAAAAATCCCGCTGGGAGCAAGCTCAACCAGCGGGAAGTTTAGGGAGGTGAACACACGCAGGCACCGGCTACTCATGCCTGCCCGACCCGTATGACACAAGATGTGGTAGGTTGCAACACCGCTCAGGCGCAACCCCCTGCCGAGGTTCGTTAAGTTCGGCAGGGGGCGCACTAGGGAGGACGACTATGCGAGCCAGCACCATTGCTGACCCAGAAGCGACGCTATCAAGTCCAACCGACAGCCGCAACTGCTTTCACGTCCTGCGTCTTTTGTTCGCAGCCTGTTCTTTGCGTGTTGCCCACCGTACGTTTCCAGGTTCGTAGTGACCGTTAACATCTATACGGTCCACAGTATGGGCAACAGTTGGTTTAGGTCCTATATGAGTATAGAATGCCTCAAAAGAGGCGTTCCACATATCGCACACACGTATCCCACGACCTCCATAATTCTTATACCCAATATGGCTTGGTCTATAGCACCTATCGCGCATAGCGCACCACGCTTTGTACTCTGGTGATGGCCTGTTACTAGCGCCTATACGGCTGTGCCTGTGCTTAGTACGCCTGGTAGAAGTAGTCTCTGCAAGTAGGCAGCCACATGAGCGCACTCTGCCGGCACGCAAGTTTTGCGCCATAACAGATTTTACCGCCCCGCACTCACATATACACACCCAATATACTTCTCTACGACCATCTATCTTCGTACGGCGCGTAGCACGCAGCCGACCAAAGACTTGCCCTACCAGATCAACGAACTTAGGCATCTACCCCTCCTACAGCCGAAGGAGCATATATGACCGTACGGTGCTCACGTCCAGCCTGTAGCTGGTATGAGGCGCACCTCCCTAGCGCGCCGGATGACGTCGCCACTGCCTGCATGTGAGATATGCAAAAGTAGATACTGTAACGCCTCGGCTATGTGACTGTGCTTGTTCTTGTCTATCTCTCCGACCCCCTTGGGCTTGTATCTATACCCACCCATGAGAGCAGCCTTGAGTCGCGTGCAACTGGGGTCGAGCAGGAACGCCGGGTCCCCGTCCACCTGCCGCATGAGGAAGTCGTCTACCGCGTTGACCCGCGCCGAGACGTTGTTCGTCCTGGCCGAGATGACCCGCAACCCTTCAGCCCTGATGATATCGACCGCGCTCCGCTCGTCGGTCTGCGCCCTCTGCACACCCGCCGGGTCGGTCACCACGAGGATGGGAGCACCAGGGAAGCGCTCATAGAGCAGGGGCTTGAGCACCGTCCGCACGAACCGCTGGATGCCCATGTCGAAGCTGACAGCCTCTGCGAGTATCAGCGCGCGGCCACGCGGGTCCTGTTGTCCGATGGCGGCAGCAGGTGTCAGGCCAAGGTCCATACCCACCACGACAGGCCGCGTGCCATTCTGGATGTACTTCAGCGGCGCTTTCGCCATGTGGTAGTCAGGCTTGAAGTACTTGAAGATCGGCGTACCAGCGAGCGACAGCCCGTACTCGCCATCGATATAGACCCGGATGTAATCCTCAGAGCGGCCCTTCGTGTCATAGTACCCGTCAGGCAGGTTCTCTATGTTCTCTGCGTACGGACTGCGACCTGACGGCTGCTTGAACACATCCCAGCCGTTGTCGTTCTTGGAGACGCCATCCTTCGGGTCGAGTTTCTCCATCTGGTAGTACCACCATGTATCCATAGTCGGCGGGTTCGTGTCACCCCACATCCCATGCCACGTAGGCCCGCCATCCTTGGCGCTCGGGTAGCGTCCAATACGCTTAGACAGTGCATCGACGATATCGGGGTGGATGTCCCTGCACTCGTTCATCCATGCAAACGTGACTTCCAGTGAGTTCAGGTTCGCCACGTCGTCAGCGTCATCCAGCGCGCGGAACATCACCTCGCACTCTACGTCGCCCACCTTGAAGAAGTACGTCTTGGTGGTGCGCATGTATGTGCCGCACTGGCCCGGTGGGAACCAGTCATTCCAGGTCTTGATAGTCGTGTCCTGCAACTGACGGGCTGTCTCACGAATAACCAGACAGCGCGACTTGCGTATCCCATTGGCGTTGGGTTTCTGCATGGCAGCGCGGCGCACGACCTCGAAGCAGCATGTGACCGATTTGCCACTTCCTACAGGGCCGAGTAATATACGAGTGCGTGCGTTGCTCTCCATGAATCTGCGCTGAGTAGGTGCGGGTGTGTAGTCGATCTCAATCGCCATGGTGCATCAGTGCGGCAGACGCCGCCCTTCCTCATAATCCTCACGACCATCTGCGCTGTTGTGTATATACATGTCGTGTTCTTCGTCATATTCTGGGTTACACCAGCACAGATTGGTAGTAGAGAACGTATGCTTGCGGAAATCTAGCGTTGGCACCATGTGGGTGCTCGATTCAGCGTCAGGGCTGTAGTCATCGTTGTACTGCTCGTGCCAAAACGCAGGGTCATACCTTGACTGCTGGTGCTCATCGCACATCATAGCACCTCTATGACGTAACTCGGCTCTTTGTTCTTCAGAGTTACGATCTGAACCCTGAACGACTGGCCAGATTCCTCCATCTCGGAGGTAATTCTGTTCGCTTCCGCCAGGGAATCAGCCCATATCATCGGAGGCGGGGTCATATTCGACAGCAGGTGACGCCCTCTCCGCCTCTGCCTCGATGACAGTAGCTGTGCCAAGGCTCTCTCCCCCCAGATTGATGGTAATTTTGACACCACCAGTGGGATTTTCGGTGGCAACGTCCGGTTTCGGCTCCAATCCAGCCCACTTTACCGTGGATTTGATGAGATCAGCCTTCACAGTCGGGCTAACACCAGGGTCATGGATGAGCAACCAGGACGTTTTCAGCAGTTCTTCCGCCTGTGCCCGCGCTTTGAGCTTGAATGTGATGCCCTTGTCGCGGATTTCATCACGAAAATCTGAGATTTTCTTGTGGAAAGTGGTGTCTTTATTGAACACCATGAGGTCAGCAGCAGTTATGCTGTGCCGTTGCAGTATCTCGTCCAGCGGATCACCACTCCCCTCCAGCCTGAGGGCGAGATCGAAGGCCAGCCTATTGGTCCAGCGGGTGAGTTGTGCGTAGCTCATGGTGTTCTGATCTTGGTGGCTCGGCCGTTCGCGGTCAAGTTCGGTGTGGTCTCAACTCCAGGTTGAGATTGGTTTCTGGGGGCCGGAAATTTTTTGGGGTTTGCGTAAACCGGGGGCGGGTACCTGAAAAATGTACACAACCAAGCGTTGCAACAGGTGGTTCTTATTCAACTAAAAGTTGAAAAGGTAAAAATTAGGTCGTGTTAAGACAGGTTACCGCATTTTAGGGGGGGCCTAAAGTTTGCCAGTCCAGGTGGCCCCCCTGGCAAAGCCGTTTCAGTGTGAAAGCGCAGCGCAGAAAGACAGATAAACGGCGCTGTTTGACAGTCGGCGCGTTCTGTGGTGTATTGATTGGGCCAAGGCGATGGCGCCGCGGCACCCGGAAACGGGTTGTTCTTTGAAATCCTTATCAGGAGGCCATCATGGCCAAGGAAAAGCAGGAACTGACTTGGGTTCGTCTCGAAGTGTCCAGCCTTCCGGCTGAACTTCAGAAGCGCATCGCTAATGCGCAGAAGTTCGCCAAGCAGGCGAAGGCTGAGAAGGACGCCGTTACCATGGCGCTCGCCAAGCACTGGATAGAGGCGAAGCGTATTGAAGCCGACGAAGAAGTTATTATGGCTTTCTCGCGATTCGGCGGCGACGAAGTGAATGTTGCTCGCAAGAAGCGAGAAGCGAAGAAGGCAAGCGCCAAGCCGAGCGTGGCGTGGTGAAACAACGGGAGAGGCGAAAGCCTCTCCCTCTTTCCCTGGGAGTGTCAGATATGAAGTTCTTTCTCATTGCGATGGCCGAGGCTATCGTTTTCATCGCCTTCCTCGCAGCGTTCGTAGCGCTGCTGGTGGTGACGCCATGAGGGTGTCACTCGAAGCTTTCGAGCGCTGGCAGCGCACAAAGGATAACACTACGGGTAAAGTGTTGTTCCTGGCTAGAATGGAGGACGGCAGGCTTACTTCAGTGTATGCGGTCGATAAAGAAGTCGCCGTGATGGAAATTTTTAACCGCTGGCAAGAGTACCCCATATCGATCGAATAGCCTCCAACCCACTGAACCCCGCAGAAATGCGGGGTTTTTCTTTTGCCCGGCTTCTGACGGGTCGCCAGCGGCTTTCGCCCGCGCTGCGCGGTAGGGGTAGCGCCCTAGCCTCTAGCCTGCCCTAGGCGGCCTCCGCTCGCGGCCCTAGCCCTATAGAACACCATGGTCCAAGCCCTCGCCGCGCGCCCGGCGCCTGCGTTTGCTCGCTCCGCTCGCCATACGTCGGGGGCCTATAGGTCGTAATACGCGCGCTTTACGACTTACTGACCTACTTAACGCCTATAGGACAGCAATACGTAAAGCCTAAGAACTGGGGCCTATAGACGTGTTAACCTAGGATATGAGTCACATCTTTACAAAAATAAGTGTTCAGTTTAACGCATAATCTGGATAATCTTCCTATTTTGGATATCTGTAAAGGCATTCTTGTTTACGCTTTTTGCTGCCTTAACACGCTTAACATGTGTTAACTTGACACGAAAAACGG